CTTCGGCGATGGCGACCTGCATTGCCTGCCTGGCTGTGGCGATCTGGCTCTGCGCCTGGCTGTGGGCGGCCTGTCGCTCGTCGAGCTGGTCCTGCTTGAGCAACTGCGTCGAGAGCCGCTGCACGCCCTCGGCGAGCCCTGCGTCCTGCTGCACGGTCGCCCCAGGCGGGATGCGTCCGGACGGCGAGGCAGGGGCCACCCGCCCGCCGAAGTCTCCGATGCGGATGCGGGCCATCAGCGGATCATCCTGTAGTCGACCGGTGCCGGCGCCTGTTCGGGCCGGATGCGCCGCCACCCGGGCGCCATGAGCTGCGCGCCGGTGGAGAGCACGGAACCCACCGCCCCGCGCACGCCCGCTGCCGCGGCGTTTTCACCGGCCATGCGGCTCGCCTGCGCCTCGGTGTCGAGCCGGGTGCCCCTGCGCGAGCCGTAGAGCATCTCCTGCAGGGCGTCCTCTTCGGCGCTGCGCACGATCTCGCCCTCGATGAGCAGTGGCGTCCCGGCCCCGACCTCGACCCCAGAGGCGGCCAGCGCCGCCCGGGCTTCCGACTGCTGCGCACGCCCCGCCTTGCGCGTCTTGTCGGCCTTGATCATCCCGACCTCGCGCTCGGCCTGCGCATCGGCCTGCGCCTGCTCCGCTTGGTAGTTGGCGAACTTCTGCTGCTGGCGACCCTGGTTGATCTGTGAGACGGCCGAGAAGGCGCTCGAAGCGATCGCGAAAATTTCCAGCCCTGTGCACACGGTCAGGCCCTCATCTTGTAGATGCCGCCGACGTGGGAGAAGCCCAGGCGCTCGTACAGCTGGCCCGTGGCCTCGATCATCACCCCCGTCGATACGCCGAGCGTGATCTCGATCGCGCCGGCAGCTCGTGCCCACCGCACGAACTCGCGCACGAGGTGCGGACCGCTCGATCGGCCGCGCGCCCACGGCGTCACGAAGAGCCCGAACTCGAACGCCACGAGCCCCGGCCCGAACCACGACTGCGCCACGGCGCCCGCGAGGGTTGCGTCGATCGCGCCGTCCGTCTCGTGCAGCCAGAGGAACCCGCGCCGATCGTCGGCAATCAGCCGGTGGAACAGTTCGCCCAGGCGCTCCGAGTCGAACGGCATGTAGGCGTACCAGCCCTCGGCGTGCATCTCTCGACCGAGAGCGCACAGCGCCGGCACGTCGGAGGGTTTCGCTGCGCGGATGCTAGCCATCGTTGACCGACAGCCGCTTGACGATGCCGAGCACGGTCATCGGTAGCGGCTGGTCCTGTGTGATCGAAACGGCCCCGGTGAAATCGCCCCCGCCGGTGCGCCCCCAGCCAAGCGCCTCGACGCGGCGGTCCCCGGTGAAACTCGGCACGGGCTGATCGAGCACGGCCCCAGCGCCCATGCTGCGGGCGTTGATGGGTTGCCCGTTCACCGTGCCGCCCTTGGTCTGGTAGAAGCGCACGACGATCTCGTGGATGCTGATCGCGTTGCCCTGCGCGGTCCCCGTGCCTGTCCCGACCTCCGGCGGCAGGTCGGTGATCGTGGTGACGTAGTCGAGCCCGATCTCGACCTCGTACGCCGCCTTGTCGAGCGTCACCGCGCCGGCGGACACCGTCTTCGAGGCGGCAACATACCCATCGGCCACGATCCGCACCGTCTTGCCGTTGAGGTGCGACAGGCCCGACCATGCGGTGGTCGGCGTGGCGTCCGTGCCCAGCACGGTGATCGCCCCGGGGTCGTCAGCGAGCGGCACGGTGTACGTGTTGATCCCGGTGACGGTGGCCGTGTAGACGTCGTTGATCGCGTCCGGCGTGAACCCGGAGAGCCGCACCTCGTCACCGCTTGCGTAGCCGTGCCCTGCCCGCGTGAGCGTGAGCACGCCAGCCGCCCAGGTGGCCGTGCTGATCACGTTCTCCGTCACGGCGCCCGTCACGCAGCAATCGGTGTGCAGGCCGTCCTCGAAGCGCTCCACGTACCGCACGGTCGATCCGCCGACGCTGCGCGCCACCAGCGCCCAGAGCTGGTCGACCGAGCCGTCAGGGATGGCGCACACCGACTCCACCTCTCCGTCGGTGGTGGAGCTCGCGAAGCTGATCACGTCCTGGTCGCGGTCGATCGACATGGACACCAGCGCCCCATCGGCGCGCACGAACCAGGCGACCTGATCGGGCTTCGCCTTGTACGCGACCTCCTGCAGCCCGTCTCCCACGATGTGCTCGGACAGCACCGACACGTCCGGGGCGTTGTAGCTGTCGGCCTCGGCCCGGTAGCCCATCGCCCGCACCTTCTTGCCGCCCCGCTCGCTGAAGATCACCTCCGAGCCCACACGCACCGGCCGGTAGGCCGAGCAGCCGTATTCCGTGTCGGCGTCGACCTGGACGTTGGTGGGCGTGATGGGCTTCTCGTTGCCGCCGCGCGCCGTCAGCTCGCCGCCGTAGGCCAGCACGGTGAGGCGCTTGCCTGGCACGAGGTGCTCGATGATGGGGGTCGGATCGGCAGCAAGGGCAAACGCGAACCCGTCCGAGTCCTGCACGCCGCGCGCGAAGTTGAAGTACTCGCCGATGCGCGATCCCCACACGGTATTCGGATAGGCGGGGCTGCCGGCCGCGTAGAGCCGCTGCCCGTGCAGCGTGACCGCGCGCGGGTAGCCATCCACCGAGTTCCAGACGGGTTGCTCCAACGCCCAGCCGTCCACCGGCGCGGCCGTCGTGCTCGCCAGAACGGTGTGCACCTTGGCGTTGACCACGGTCGTCGACGAGTAACCGGTGATCTCGCACATGCCGTCGTTGATCGCGACGAAGCTACCGAAGTGCAGGTTGGCGGCGAGGTTCTTCCAGCCGGCCGCGCCCAAGGTCAACGTGATCGTGGCGCCCTCCGGGCCCGTGGCGCTGGGCGTGCACGTCGTCTGCGGGGTGCCGGTGATCTTCCACGAGTTCGCCGCGATCGGGCCTGTGCTGGCAAAGGCGTCCGCCGCGTCGATGGTGACGGTCACCTGCGTCGAAGACGAGTAGGCGGTGATGACGCCGCGTCCTGCCGATGACTCCAGATACCGCCCGACGTCGGATGCCTCGAACGCCGCGGCGCCAGCGGTTGCCGTCACGCCAACGCCGGAGACCGCCGACAGCGAAAGCGTCGTCGTCGGCCTTTCGCCGATCTCGTCGGTCGGCGGGACATCCCAGGCGATCGTCGAGAGCTTCCAGTTGGTGTTCGCATACCGCACGAGACGCCGCATCGCATACGACGGGTGCGCGAGGAACATCGTGTCCGCCGACTGCGCATAGTGCAGGTCCACCAGTTCGGTGTCATCCCACGGCGCCGCGACCTCGTAGGGCGTGCCGGGGCTCGACTCGATCTGCCCGCTCGGCGTGTAGAAGCGCACGTATTGCTCGCCGAACTCCAGCACGAAAGCCTGCGTGCGACTGAACACGAACCCGATCAGCCGGGCGAGCTTGGAGGCGTTCTTGGCCGCTGCGGTGTAGCGCGTGCCCTCGCGCCGACGCGCGCCGCCGTGCACGAAGGCGTAGGCGTTGCGCAGCGTGCCGGCCCCGTTGCCGTACTTCGCGATGTCGACGCGCGCGAGCAGCCGCGGCGACAGTTCGCCCGCAGTGAAGTTGGTCTTGATGATGGAGACACGAGGCACAGCCTATCTCCTCGCCGTGAGCAGACGCTCATCGCCCGCCTGCTGCGGCGGGTTCTCCTGCCCGTCCACGGTGCGGGCGAGCCGCAGCAGGGCACCGTACTCGCCCTCCTTCACCTGCGCCTCGCTCGCGCTCTTGGTGATCGGGTAGGCGAGCTTCCACGCCATGTACGCGGTCATCGCCTCGACGAGCATGCTGTCCCAGCTCGCCACGTCCTCCAGCCGGTACACGTAGCGCAGGTAGAGCGGGTTGTCGTCGGCGAGGATCTTGCGCCCCTCGATCTCGTAGGCTTGCGGCTCCCCATCGCGACCGCACGACAGGACGCGCAGGCAGTCGCCGGGCAGCGTGAACTGGTAGGCCCAGTCAAAGTCCGGCGCGGTCGCATCCGGCGCGAGCGCCACGCGCTTGATCGCGCAGTTCCACGGATGCGCGCGCAGCACGCCGTCCCGGGCGTTCGCCCACAGGTTGGCGCACAGGGTGGCGCGCTCGGTCGAGTCGTCGAAGCTGTTGATGGTCTGCGCGCCGAGCAGCAGCAGCGCGTTCGAGCACACCTGCACGTCAGAGGTAGCCATCGGGGCCTCCGAGGAGTTCGCGCGTTGCGCCGGACATGGATCGCACCCTCCCGCCCCATCCCCGTGCTTCGATGCGCCACGGGTCGAGGTAGCGGTGCGCGTAGTTGAGCCGCGGCGCGTCCGGGGCGTCGTAGAAGTGGCGGGACTCGTCGAGCGGCATGCCGGCGAGAATCACCGACTCGTAGCCGAGGGCAACCGCGATGCGGGCGGCCAGCAGCCCGGAGGAGCCCCGGGTATCGAACGGCCAGACGTGGCGCACGCCAGGCGCGCTGCGGATCGAGTGCGTCTCGCAGCCGTCGCCCACGCGCACGCAGTCACCGGCCCACACCAGCTCGCCCGCGCGTAGCGGCAGCATCCACTGGAAGAGCTCCGCGTGCAGGCTCACCCAGTGGCGCGGGATCTTCGGCAGGAACACGCCCGCCAGGTTGACGGCCATCACGTCGAACGTCTCGCCATTGAGCCGCGCGAGGTCATCCCACAGGCAGGCAGCCCCACCGCAAACGACAACGGCACCTGAGCAGGTGCCGGCGATCGCGGGGCCTTCGGACGCTCTTGCGCCCGGTGGCGAGGCCTTCAGGGTGATGTTGCCCACGGGGAGGGCCCGCCCCGGGGTAATGACCCGGGGCAGGCTGCGCGCCGATTACGTGCCGTCGACGTAGCGAACCCGCACGCCGATGGTGCCGGCGCCGGTGCCGACCGTGGTGGCCGTCATCGTGATGTCGTACCAGCGATTCGGGTCCTCGGTGAGGCCGAGCCGCTCCCACAGCCGCTTCTCGCAGTCCGAGAACTGCGTGGCCGACGCTTCCCACGTGACCTCCGTCCAGGCATGCGCCGAGGTGAGATCGAGAGACGAGGCGAACTCGTCAGCGTCGACGACCGCGCCGCCGTTCTCGGCCGTCTGGTGCACGCCCAGCTCGTAGGCCGCACCGGAGGTGATCGCGTCGTTGGCGTAGTCGACCTGCGAGATCCGCCAGCCGGACCAGACCCGGCAGAAGCGGTACACGCTGTCGTTGTCGTCGGCCGCAGCGACCTCGACCACGCCGATCTGCTCGCGCAGGCGCCCGTGCGAGATGTACGCGGGCGTCATGTCGTTCGGGGTCGCGTCGCCGTTGGTGACGATGGTGCTCTTCGTGTTTGCCGTTCCCATGGTGCTCTCCTTGTTGCCCCGGCGGCCTCATACCGCGCGGGGCGTTGACGTCGGCTCGATTACGCCTCGCTGCAGGCGACCTCGACGACCTTGGCTTCCTCGATCCGCACCGCGCCCAGGCTCATGCAGGCGTAGGGCTGGAGCGAGTAGGACTTGTCCGCACGCTCGGTGAGGCGCGTCATGATCTCGGCGCCCATGCCGAGTGCGACACCGGACTTCGCCCAGGCGCACAGGTAGCGGGTGGTGCTCGAAAGCTCCCCGCGCTGGAAGGGCACCCACTCGAAGCCCATCCAGTTGCGACCGACCTTGCCCTCCTGCAGCATCTGGACGGCCATGTAGTCGGAGCTGGTGAGCGTGGTGTCGCCCATCACGTCCTCCATGGCCTCGGACGAGTACATGAAGTAGAGCTGCTCGCCGTTCTCCTCGTCGGCCTCGTTCGCGCGGAAGAGCTTCTTCGTCTCGATGATCTTGGCCTTGGTGAGGCCCGCCGAGGCGACGACGACCTTCTGGGCGCTGGGCAGCGCGGTGGTGCCGCTCGCGGTGCGAGCCGAGCCGCGCATGGCGTCGTAGATGACGTCGTCCTTCGCGCGGTTCATGGCGGCGACGCCGGCCTTCGTGTAGTCCGAGGTCGGGTCGGCGAGCATCTTCTTCTTGTCGAGCTGGTCGACGAGATCCGCCCACTCGTAGTCGTCGAGGTCGATCCACCGCGTGGAGTGCGGCGTCTCGATCAGCGGGGTGTCGCCGTGGCGCGTGGTCTTGCGCTGTGCGGCGGTAGCGCCGATGCGGTTGATCTTCTTCGAGTCGCCGACGATGCCGGGCTCGTTGCGCACCCGGGATTGCAGGCGCGATTCGGACTGCTGGGCGAGGTGGTAGAAGTTCGCCGAGAACTGCTGGACGAATGCTTCCGTGATTTGAAACGACATGGTGGCACTCCTGACAAGTTGGGTACGTCAACTACGCTTGCCGGGTTGTGCCACCATCTAGCCTTGCGGCCGGTGGGCCCGTGGGTGGCTGCGCTCTTTGCGGACCTGCGCTGCCAGCGGTCCCCGGGGCTCGGCGTGCCGAGTTGTTCCCCGCCTTCATGTTTTGCCTCGCGGGCCGGGCTCCTCGCGGAGTTGTTCCGACCGTTGAGGCGCGATTCTACGCTGCCCGTCGACGGTTTGCAGCCGACTGTGCCTCGTGGTGCTTGCGCACCTTGGCGACGGTGGCCTTGTGCCGCGGGTCGCTCGGGTTCCAGTACGGCGCGTCCTGATCGCCCGGCTTGCCGCGCATCAGCGTGGTGACCGACTCGGCGTCGAGGATGGCGTCGGGACTGACCCCGGGGTCTTCCTTGAGCTCGGCGCCCACCTTGGCGAGGATGCGCACCACCGCCGGAATGTTGCCGATGGTGTCGATGAGTTCGGCATCCTGCGGCCCGGCGTAGGCGCTGAACGCCTGGTAGGCGAGCCGCACGTTCTTGTTGAAGTCGGCCTCGGTCTTGTAGTAGCCCATGAGGTCGGCGCGCGCCTTGTCGGCGCTGAACTGCTTGGTCTGGTCGGCGAGGGTCGAGAGCGAGCCGAAATACTTGCTCATGACGAACTCGTACTGCTTTTGGGTGAGGCCGGCCGCGTGAGCCTCTTCGCGGAAGCTCTTCGCCATCGCGGGGTCGAGATCGACGCCCGCCTCCTTCAGCTCGGCCGGCACGTCGTACTTGTACTCGTCCGCGCTCTTGGGCGGCAGGCCGACGTCGCGCATGCGCTGCTCGAGCTGCTGCGTGGACTTGGCCCAAGCCTCGTAGCGAACCTCGCCCTTCTCGGCGTCCCAGTATTTCGCCGGGACCTGCGCGGGTCGGCGCGTGTCCTTCTCGCTCGCCTGCAGGGCGATCTGCTCGGGCGTCAGGGCCTTGCCGTCGCCCGCACCCGCGGCACCCGCCGATCCAGCGTCCCCAGTCGCGCCGGCATCGGCCGCGCCGCCCTTGCCGAGCGCTTCGAGGAGCGAGGGCTCCTTGGTCGCCGCGCCACCCGCGGCACCCGCACCACCGGCCCCGGCCTCACCAGCAGCCGCACCACCGCCCGCGCTCTGCCCTTGCCCGCTCGCATCGCCCGCCTCCGCTCGGATCACCCACCAGCGTCTACGCATCGTTCGCTCCTTCGTGTTCCCTGTCCAGTTGCGTCAACCGGCGCAGGATGTATTCGATCACCTCTTTGCGAGCCGCCCGGCGCTCGGTCTCGCGCGCCCCCTCCAGACCGCCTGGCGCATACACTGCGCAGTCGTGGAACCGCCCCACGAGGTCTTCGAGCACCGCCTGCCCGGGCTTGAAGTCCTGGAAGGTGGCGATGTAGTCCTCGGGGGTGGCGGCATTGCTCACAGGCTCACCCCGCACGTTACGAAGCCTTCGAGTTCCGTATCCGACGACCCGCACTCGACCATGAACTCGTCGAACGTGCTTGACATATCGTCCGCCACGATGACGCCTTGCTGATACACAGTGTTACGCGTGATCCCGGCAGGCACACCGAGGCCGTAGTAGATCCCAGATGCCTTCGGGTAGTTGCTCGTGTCATCATCAGCGTAACAAGTCAACTCGTTGCGCGACCACACCTTCCGACGATCCAACCACACGTTGTGAATGCCGCTGGCTGGCGTGGTGTTTTCCCACAGCACGTTAAGCACGACGCTGTACCAGTGATTCGTCCTGCACTTCTCGCGGTACAACAACCGCTCGTAGTGCGCGCTGCCGACGCCCTCATACGAGCATCGAAACTCCAACGACTCATCCAGAATCCACCAGTGCCACGGCGCCGCCCTAGCAACACCGCCCGGGTGATCGTGTACCTGCAGGATCACGCATACACCACGACTCTGCGATGTACCGCTTGCAAACTGGAACCCCTCCGGGATCATGAATCGCCAGTTCAACCACAGTTCCGCGCCGTTATCTGCATGCGCTCCGGTCACAGGCGTCTGCAGTTCTACCCTCGCCTTGTCTGTGCCTGCGAGATAATCAAGCGATACGTCAAGATCCATCCGAAACACGGACCCCAACTGCCCGAGCGGGTCATCGACGATCGAGAACGCGCCCGGCCGGCTTACCTCCTGACTCATGTTGTAGGTCAAAGAGCCGTTGGTGAACGTCGTTCCGCTCTTCGCGAACCCGTTCGACGCACGGCCATCCCATATGATCGTCATGGGTCAGCTCGTCGGCCACTCTGCAGCGGTTAGCGGAACGGTCGGACAACGACGCAATCTGCGGGCCAGTGAAGCCATGTAAGCGTGCGTGAACGTCACGCTATTCGGCGCCGAATACGCTTGCAGGCACGCGAAGGAGAACGGCCATCCCTGATATGGCGTGCCCGTGCTGTTCTTCCTGCCGCCGATTCGCGGCGCCACCGTCGACACGATGCTCGTCGGGAGCCCGGTGATCGCTTTGGTAGCACTGGCAAACCCATTTTCACCGTCGATCCAGGCATAGAAATCCGCCGTCCCTGCTGCGACGTTGTGATTCCACACCGCCACCGTGATGGCATAAGTGATCGAACTCGCCCCGGTGATCACTCCAGATCCAGCGCCTCCGGCATCCGTTGTCCCCCAAGTCGGGGTGCCACCAGCGTGATCGACACCAATGCCGAGGACTCCGCCTGTCGTCACAGACAACCGCAATCCGTGATAGCCCGCTGTCGTATCTCCATTCCCGATGGCAAACATCGACCTGTTCGCTGATGTCGGGGTAGTGCTTGTGAACAGCGTGTGGAATAAGAACGACTCGCCGGCATTGAAGTTGTGGATCTCCTGCCCGGTCGTTCCAGTGCGCTCCAGTGCGTTGTCGGTAGAACTGGTGCCGGCCTCCGTGGAAAACTTGTTCGCGACCGCCCACAGTTCACCGGTCGTCAGGTCTGCGCCCGGGTACAGAGTGCGCGCGTTTCCACTGGCATCGAAGACCGCCGTATCGGTATTCGGCTGGAACCCTGGGTAAAAGAATTTGCATCCAGGGGAAATGGTATTGAAGCCGCCAAGATCAGGCCCAATTGCGCGAGATGCCATCACGCCACCCCCGAGATCACACGCAGCATTGTCTTTTCGGAGCCGACAGCCTCTGCCGCGGCAACATCGACGCGCGTGCACAAGTTGTCATCGGAGAACGCGAGCGGCGGGAAATCCTCCCCTTGCCGGATGGGGATATGCCCGCCAACGGTCGCAAGCTTGCCGGCGGCATCCGCATCGCTCGTCGCATTTAGTGCGACTTTCAGATACTGATTACTCGTCGCCGTTGCGCCGGGCAAAAGCCAGTAGTGGATATGCACCCACTTCGCTCCGCTCGGTAGGCTGATGCGTTGCCGCGTCGTCGTCAGATCGGCGATGTGCGTCTGCGTGAGCGTTGCAGGAATCTCGGAAGGTGCCGCGACGTGCGCAGGCCCGCGTCGACCGCCATAATCGGTTCCATCTTGAGCGATCGGTACTCCTGTCTCCACATCTCTCAGCCCAGGCATGTCGGTCTCCTATTTATGCTGCGTGTGCCGATGTACGCTGCGCGTCCGCGATGATCGCGTACAGCAGGCGCACCAGCTCGTCGAGGCGCAGGAACTCGTTGTCCCACGCATCCCCGTTGACCAGCTCGACGCGCATCGCGTGGGCCGGCTTGTCGAATGCCGCCACCGTCGTCGACCACGCGCGCAGCTTCTCGATCCGCAGGCAGTCGCGCCGCGTGACCTTGGGCAGCACGTGCTTCGCCAGCATCTTGCCGCTCACCTTGCCGACCAGCAGCTCGGTCGCCTGGGCGAGGTCGAGGAGGTCGTCGTAGGTGAGGGTGAACCGGCGCCCGCCGGCGAGCACGATCTCGCCGTGGGTGTTGTCGAGCTCGATGTGCTCGATCACCCGACGATGGCCGATGTCGTAGCCGTTCATCGGGCGCTCCTCGTGCCGTGTCCGTCCGTGGTGAACTGCTTCACGGCCTCCATGGCATGCGCGGACTGCTGCTGCTGTGCCCGCTTCGCCCGCCGCTCCTCGATGTCGCGCTGGTTCGGGATGAGCTTCTGCGGCACGCCCAGCAGCTCGGCGCGGGTGCGAGCGGCCTCGTCCCAGTCGTACATGTCGAGCGGCCCCTCGCCGACCACCGCTGCCTCCTGCGCGAGCATGCCCTCGTAGCGGTCCATCGCCGCCACGTCCCCGAGCTTCTGCGCGCGCGCGATCGGCGAGATGTAGCGCAGGGTAAGGATCTTGTCGACCAGCGACTCCGGCGCCTGGGCGAGAGCACCGGCACGGTAGGCGATGCCGAAGCAGCGCTTCACGAGCGTCGAGATGAACTCAGCCTGCGTACGACCGTACACCGGCCCGAGCAACTGGCGGATGATCTCGACGCGCACCACGACCTCGGTGGCCGTCATCTGCGGCCCGTCCTGCGGCTGCAGCTGGTCGGCCATCATCACCTTGCGGATGGCACGCTGCAGGCGCTCGATCTCGAGCTGCCCGATCTCGTACTTCCCGGCCGGCTGCAGCGGCCACATGTTGTCCTTGGCCGCCATCACCACGATCTTGCGCGGGCCGATGGTGACGGTGCGCGGGTTGAGCACACCATCGTCCACAGCGCCCCACATGCCCGCGATCGCGAGATCCATGTTTGCGAGGTCCATGCGCACGACCTCGTTGAGCGTCTTGAGGTCCGGCAAGGCCTCGTAGGTCGGCCCGAAGGCGTAGCAGCTGCCCTGCAGCGTGTTCCACCGCGGCACGCACAGCGGCATCTCGTGGTAGCCGCTCTCGCGCACGACCTGCTTCGAGGCCTTCTCGATGTGCACCGAGGCGATCGGCAGGTTGCGCGCGAGCCTGCCACCAGCGCCCACGCGCGGGTAGATGCAGCGCGCGAACTCCACGATCTCGTCGGGCTTCTCGGCGGCGAGCTCGCGCACCTTCTCGCTCACCATGTTCTCGCCGTAGTCACGCACCGCCTGCTCCGCGGTCAACGGGAATTCGTTGAACACGGTGTCGACCGGCCCGCCGTTCTTCGATGCCGCGAAGTAGCAGTTGGCGAGCGGCCACGACTCGAAGAGGAACCCGCCATCGGGCGCCTCGTCGCAGAAGAGCGCGAACATGCCGGCCGCGCAGTAGTCGAGCATGGCCTCGAACGCGACGCCGTCAAAATTGGATGCGTGGATGTTCTCCCACAGGGACTGCGCGGCGTCGTCCGCCCAGAGTTTCTCCTCGTCCGACATGCCGGTCTGGTCCCAGGCGATCCACCGGCTGTTCGCCGGCACCGTGCCCGAGACGATGGCGCTCGCGAGCAGGCGCGCAGCATCGGTGCCCGTGGAGTCGAGCAGGTCGGCCTGCTTCGACTTGGCGGTGCTCGCCTGCGTGGTCATCGGATCGCCGACCGTGCCGACGTGCTCGAAGCCCGCCCCGCGCAGCGGGTAGGTGTAGCGGTAGCAGTCGCGCCACGCCTCCTCGACCACCGAGCGGCGAGACTTCAGCTGCTCCAGGCGGCGCAGCAGCTTGTCGGCGTCAGCGGCCACGCTCTACGCCCCGAGCGTCGTCTTGGTGCCCGGCGCGGCGCCAGGCGTGGCGGTGGAGGGCGCGGAGGCGTCTCCCATGCCGCCGGTCGCCAGCAGCGAGGACGCACGCATGCGGCGCTTCCGCGCCGTCTTCTCCGCGGCTCCTGCTGCTGCGGCCTCGGAGTCGATCTTGGCTTGGTCGGCGAGCGGGGACTCGCGCACCACCGTGGGCGTGTCACCGCCCCCACCGAAGCCGAAGAGCTTCTCGAAAACTCCGCACATGCTCAGACCCTCCCCACGCCAGGCGGCAGAGGACGCTCGATCACCACCCAGCCCTTCTCGGTGAGGATCGAGCGCTTCGGGATCTGCGCATCGATCTCGGCGAACCTCTTCTGCAGCTCGGCGATGCGCGCAAGGTTGGCATCGAGGTCGCCCTCGAAGTCCGCCTCCAGCCGCTTGATCTCGCGCGAGATGAGATCGGCTTGCTTGCGCAGCACCTTCATCCTCCCGACGAGAGCCATCGCGTCCTCGTAGCTCATCTCGCGCTTCGCGTTCACCGGCGCATCCAGCGGACGCAGCGTGTCGGGGCGCTCGACGACAGCCTCGGGGACGATGGGCTTCGGCTTCAGGACTCGCCTCGCCCTGCCCTGCTGAGCCGCGACGATCGCCGCCTCGGGATCCGACGTGTTGCCGGACATGATCTCGTCACCGGGCTCGGCGATGACCTTCGGGGCGGTGGCTGTGCTCATGCGCGAACTCCAGGACAGGGGTTCGCGCGACCCTATCAGCCTGTTGCTCGGATGTCAGTCGGAATACCGACTTTTCGCAGTGCGGCATGCAGGGCAAGCAGCGCACGGGCGTCCTCGAAGTTCGGCGTACAGCCGTCGTAGTACCACGACCTCACCGCGCTGGGTGATACGGCCAGGGCACCGGCCACGTTATCGAGGGTCATGCGCTTGCCGCCGACGCGATGGCTGAGGATCTCGAGGATGATCTGCCGCCAGTTGACCGGCGGCTGGCGTTTGACGCAGATCGTGTCGGCGGTGAGCATCGGCTCAGAAGGGGGCGGCAGCGGCCATCTCGCGGCGCGGCTCGAGCGGTAGCGCCACGGCCTGCGGCGCCAGTGGCTCGACCTCGATCTCTGCGCGCGGGTGGTGGCGGTCGATGGCGTGGTAGACGTGCTTCTCGCGCACCTGGCGGTCGTTGCGGTAGACCCCGCTGCGGGCGAGCTTCCTCGCCTCGCCCTTGCCCTCGTAGCGGTCCTGCAGCACGTCCAGGATCACCGACTCGTCGAGGTCTGGCCGCTCGCTCGCGTACCAGATCCGCAGGGTGACCCGCACCGGGCCCTCGATGCGCTGGCGCGCCTCGGCCGGGATCTGCATCAGGGCCGTGCGCTCGTAGTCGCGGGCCTTCTGGGACTTGATCACCGCGGCACGCTCGCCGAAGCGCACGATCTTGCGGCTGTTGGCCTTGCTGGCGGGCTCGCCGCGGATGGTGAGGCAGACCTTCACGACGCCGGTTTCACTGATTTGTTACGCACCGTTACAATTTTCCTGTTGACGGCTATACGGAGCGTCCGTATACTGTGACTCATGGTGCAGCGTTGCACCGGACACCGAGGAGCAGCAGAGATGACCGCCACCCCGACCGAAATCATCCGCCACGGCACCTTCGGGCCCATCGTGTGGGATACCGCCACCGGCAACACGAGAGCCGCGACGCAGGAAGACATGGACACGCTGCCAGTCGGCGATGACCTGACCGAAGAAGAAGAAGCGCAAATCGAGGAATGACCCCCCCGGGGCTCCGGCCCCGCCACCCCCAGGAGACGATCATGCCCAGATTCATCCTCCAGAACATCGCCGACGGCAACATCTACGCCGACACCGCCGATCTCGCCGGCTGGCGTGACAGCGACGAGACCCCGGAAGCCGCTGCACGCCTGACGGACGCGCTGCAAGGCTTCGAGGCCGACGAATACGTGGAGCGCGCGTTCTCGGCGCCGCTGACCGTCGGCTACCGGGTCTACCGTGCCGACATCGACGGCTCCGAGGCCGTGGGCGTCGTGGCCGACGGCACCGACCGCGAGACCATCGAGGCCGTGCAGTCGTCGTGCCAGCCGTGGTGCAGCATCGAGCGGGTAGCGCATGCCGACTGACCTGCGCACGATCCGGACGGCTGCCGGCCTGAGCCAGTCCCAAGCCGCCCGCCTCCTCGGCGTCTCAGTCCGCACACTGCAGGACTGGGAGGCCGGGCAGGCGTCGACAGCCCGGATGCTGGCAACGCGCCTGCTGGCGCTCCTGACGCGGCAGGAGCGGTTGCCAGCGTGGCGTAGGCCCGTCATGCCGCCCTCCGAACCACAGACGCCCGTATCCGCTCCGTGACTCCCCGCCTTGGGTCATCCTCCGCCATGCGCCGCGCCGCCCTTTCCGCCACCGTCGCCGGCCGGGTCAGCACGACCACGCAGCGCACGATGCCCCCGTCCTCGGCGATCGAGGGCCAGTCGTCGAGGCGGGCATCGGTGACGACCGCGAGCGTGCCGTCTGGGCCGTAGAGCATGTCGCCCGGGGCGGTCATCGCTGGGCCTGCTCCCTCGCGATGGCCTCGCGGATGCGCTGCCGGTAGGCGTGCATCTCCTCGCCTGGGCGGGCCCGGACGCCGATCTGCTCGCCCTTCGCGATCGTGGCCGACTCGCTGCCCCACCAGACCGGCTCGGCGTGGCCGTTGGCCCGCTGCGGCGGTCCTGCGACGACCTCGCGGACGATCGGGTCGAGGTAGGCCGCGGGGATGCGGTCGGGGGGCGGCTTGTTGATCCTCGCCCGTTCGACGGCCTCGCGCAGCTGGTCGTCGGTCGCTCCGAGTCCGAGCCAGCCGAGCAGGCGGGGGTCGGCCGGGGTGACGTTGACCCCGAGTCCTCGCAGCAGCGCGCAGGCGGCGCCGGTGCGGGACGGCGGTGGTGCAGCCTGCACCGGCGGTTCTAGCGCGCTTTGCTTTTCTGGTGGAGCAGGAGAAGGAGTAGGAGAAGGAGAATTCGCACCTTGTGTCACACCAAAGGGGGGCTTTGGTGCGGTGTCGTGAGGCACCTTTGGTGCTGCGTCTCCTGTGCCTTTGGTGCTCCCGCCTAGCGCTCTTTGGCGCGCAATGTGGTCGTCCCGAACCTGCTTTGACGAGTACCAGATGGGGCCACCCTGGGCGCAGATGAGTGTCACCGGGTTGCCCATCCTCCGCCCCGACCGCGGGGTATAGATGTACGCCTCGCAAGTCCCGCCCGCGTCCGCTCCCTTCAGCACGCCCTTGCGGATGAGAGAGTGCAGCACGGCCACCTTGCAGTGTACGGCGTCGGCGATCTCTTTCAGGGGCCACCGCAACACCCCGAACTCGTCCGAGTCCGCCATCATGCAGAGCACGTCGATCCATACGCCCTTCTCCTCGTGCGTGCAGCGGCGCAGCTTGGCGTTGCTGATCCAGTCGCCGTGATAGAACTGAAAGCTCGGCCTGCTCATCTGTTCCGCGCCTCTGCAATCGCCTGCTCGCGCTCGGTGTCGGTCATCCCTGCGCCTCATGCGTGTCCGGACGACGTAGCGCGTCGATGTGTACTGGCAGTCCCGAAACATGGTCGGCAGCGTCTCGCAGGGGAGACAGCCGGTTTCGGCCTAGAGCGCGCAATTTTCGCAGCGCCCTCTTCTCCACCTGACGCACCCTCTCTGGTGTGACGCCCATTTCGGTGGCGATAGACTCCAGCGTGTGCTCTTCCTCAAAGGCATTCAGTCCGAACCGCAGCCGAAGTATGAACTGCTCGTTTGGCAGCAATTCCTCCAACGCCTCGTCTATGCGTGCCCGCAGTTCTTTGCAAGCCAGCACCTCATGCGGATCGCTCATGTCGACGAGCGCCTGCACGTCCTCTGCTGACATCTCCAACGCAGCGAAGGATCGATCAAGCCTCGCGCGCATGTGATCCGGCCAAAGCTCGTCCGGCAACATGCCCAGCGCATCCGCTGCATCCATCGCGAATTTGCGCCATTCCATAGCCGCCGTCAGCGGCGAAATCGTCAGGTTCAGCAGTGCTCCGATTTGCGCCTGACTGAGGGAGTGCTCACGACAGAACTGCGCCACATTCTTGTACCGCGCGTGAATGGCTTTCCAGAGCAGGCCATTTCGCACGCGTACCTCGACACGGTAGGTCATGCTCTCCCCCTCTCCCTCGCGCTGAGTTGGGCCGGCGTGCATGTAATCGTGCTCATGCCCTCAGCTCCAGGCCGAGCGCCCTCCGCACCGCCTCCCTCGCATACCTGATGCGCTGGCCGAGGCTCCTGCGTGCGGTCTCCGCGCGCTGCCGGATCTCGACGAGAGCCCGGTGCGCCTGCAGGTCGATGGCGTCGCGCCAATCAATCGGCTTGGCATCATGGTCGATCACAGTGTCCTCGTCCGATACGTGCAGATGTCTCGCGCGGTGCTCTCGCCGCACCCGTATTTCCGGGCAAGCGTAAGATACCCGCCGCGACCCGATTCGTAGTCATCGCGCATCGCGCGCACCTGTGCGTCGGTAAGTGTGGCTCGTTGGTGCCACTCGCCGACACGATGTCCCGTGTGATTCCTGCGTTTGTTCATCACCGCGTCACTCCGCGTGATGCGGCGTGCGCGGCCGCCCAGGTGGCAGCATGACGCGCAGCGGCCATGCCTCGGCCAGCGCGCTTGCGTTGAACCGGTCGGGCTTCGCCGGTCCGGGCGCCTTGGCTTCGAGGTCGGTGAGATCCGGCTCGACCGCGATGCGCCAGTGATGCGCCGTGCTGCTCGGGTCCCGGCGTCCGATGTCCTGCGCGTAGCCGCGACCGTGCAGCCATCCGAGCCCCATCCACACGCAGCGCTTGCTGTAGCCCGTCCACTGCACGATGGACGACGCCGTGCAGGCGCCGGACTCGATGGCGTCGCAGACGGCACGGACGACGGCAGCGCTGGGCAGTTCGGCTGGCATCAGGATCCCTCCCGCACCGCATCGCGCCGGGGAGGAGCCGGCACAGCCATGCGACGCGCGGACCGGACATCGCTCGGCCACCCACCGAGCCCGGGATGCGAGAGGGATATGAGGGGCACCCCCGCGTTGCTGTCGCGACCGTTCGGGACCGCCGACAGCCGGAGGGAGTTCGCGGGGGCAAAGAAAAGCCGCGCCGAGACCGTCAGGACACTCGGCGCGAAACCGTGGACCCAGGGAGGGAGCAAGCCCACGGAGGGGAAGACGTCACTCGAACACATCGATCGGCTCCAGATCCCGCCGCGCCTCGATATCCGCAATCCAGCAGCGCACGACTTCGGCCTCGACGCGGCAGCGGTCTGCGCGCTCCTGCTGGCCGAACGCGCTGAACTTGGCGCCCACGACTTCGAGCTGGCGCAGCAGTGCGCCGATGTCGTGGAGGATGTCGTCGGTTTGGTCGGAGGTCATGAGCACGACCTCACGGTGATGGCAATGGCGGCGATGGACAGCCACAGAGGCCACGCGGTAAGGAGCGCAATGACGGCGCCAAGTACCAGCAAGGCCGCTGCGGCAAGCAGTGTTAGGACGTCACGGATCACGCGGCTTCCTGTGTCGAGGAAGGCGGCGTAGCAAGGGCCTTGCGGATCGCTTCGACGGTGCGGATGCGCGGGTTGCGCGTCTCCCCTCGGGCGATCTTCAACAGCGTGTGGTAGGGCACGTCCGCTGCCGTTGCAAGGGATTCGAGCGCGGCCCTGTCAGTGGGGAGCGCGCTTACGAGGTCATCGAATGAGGTAGCGTCCATGCGGCATATCCTAACCACATTCGGTTTGTCTCGTCAACCACTGTCGGTTTGAAAAATTTTAACCGAAAATGGTTGACACCATCAACCGAATGCGGTTATCGTCTCCCCATGCACCCACGGGAGACGACGATGGTCCGCAACACGAAGCAGGTCTGGCAGGTCGGCGAAACAGTGCAGGTCGGGTTCCTGCGGCTGCGCATCCTCGCGAAGGTGCCGACGCCCGGCAACTTCCTCCCCGACCAGTACGCGCTGACGAACGCGGACGGGTCGAGGTTCTACCGGTTCGTGCCGCACAACGGCTGCGAGCGGGTGGCGTCTCTGGCCGATGCGATGGTGCCGGCATGAGCGCCACCATCCTCACCGAAGCGTCCCGCCTTTCGCAGGCGATCCGCAACAGCACCGACCCCCTGCGGACGCTCTCCAGCGTCCTCGGCATCCTCGCGCAGGGGACCGACCACGACGACCTGTGCATCGAGCTGGAACGGCTGTCCGCCGACGCGCAGACCTACGCCGAGATGCGCGACGAGCAGGCCACGGACGAGCACGCCCTCATGCTCGAGTGCGCGGCGGACCGGCGGGACGAGTGGGAGACGGAGCGCAGGGAGCGGAGGGGCGGGGCATGAACGCCACCATCCGCCTTGCCGTCGCCCGCGTGCAGGTCGCGGACGTCGTGCGCAGGCTGATCCCGCGCCTCAACGCGGCCGACCAGCATGCGGCCGTTGGCGTCCTGCTCAACAGCGTTGCCGACGTCGCCGCGGACATCGCCCGCGAGCAGGAAGCCGCAGCACAGGCGCAGGCGCGCATTCACGACTACGGGAGATCCGCATGAGCACCTACCGCACCCTGCGCGAGGCCCAAGCCCTGCGCGACTATTCGAACACGACGCTGCGCTTCAACCGCACTCGCCACGAAGCCGGCATGCACGGTCCGCTCGACGATGAGTACGACGAGGAGTACGGCAACGGGGGCGGGATCCTGTTGTGGGGCGTCGTCGGGGCCGTGGTGCTGTGGATCTTCCTGCTGCTGGTGCTGGCATGAACGACATCGCGGCCACCCTCGACGTCGGCCAGCTCGACCGGCGCACCTACCTCGGATCGTCGGACGTGGCGGCCATCCTCGGGCTTTCGAAGTGGAAGACGCCGCTCGACGTGTACTTCGAGAAACTCGGCCAGGGCGTGCCGCCGGACGCCGCGAAGGAAAAGCTTTTCCGCCGCGGGAAGCGGCTGGAGCCCGTCGTGCTCGACATGCTGGCCGAGGAGCTCGACTACGAGATCACCGCGCGCGGCGCCCGCTACCGCGACCCCGGGTATCCGTGGATGGCGGCCGAGATCGATGCCGAGACGGAGATCAACGGGGAGCGCGTCAACATCGAGGTCAAGACCGTGCACCCGTTCGCGGCTGGCGAGTGGGGCGAGATGGAGACGGACGAGATCCCGATCCACTACGCCGCACAGGCGATGTACGGGCTCATGGTCACCGGGCGGCAGCGCTGCATCTTCGCCGCGCTCTTCGGGGCCGACAACCTCGTGACCTACGACCTGCGGCGCGACGAGGAAACCATCGACGGAATCCGCGCGAAGGCGATCGCGTTCTGGACGGACCACGTCCTGGCGAAGGTGCCTCCCGAGCCGATCGTGCTGGACGACGTGTACCGGCTCCTGCGCCGCGACTCCGACACGATCGTCGAGGCGGACAAGGATCTCACCCGCCTGCTCGCGGCCTACAAGGAAGCGAAGTCGAGGGAGTCGGCCGCCGGCGCGCAGATCGAGGAACTCAAGTACCAGATCGGCGTGCGGGTGCTCGGCGCCGATGCGCTGGCGATCCCGAGCCGCAAGCCGAAGCACGTCATCACCGTGGCGGGGCTGCCGGCGATGACCGTCGCGTACCAGGAACAGACCCGCATCGACAGCGAGGCTGTGCGCAGTCGGCACCCGGACGTCGCGGCGCAGTGCAGCAAGACGAGCAAGTTCTTCCGATTCGACCTACCACGCAAGGGGACCACACGATGAGCGCAGGGCAGGCATTGAAGGCAGTAGCGACGGACGTTGCGCCGACCAAGGCGACGCAAAACCCGGCCGTGGAGGCGCTGAACAAGGCGCTGGCCGGCATCGGCCAGGTGCTTCCGGCGCACATCACCAAGGAACGCATGGCGAAGCTCGCGTTCGGGATGATGCGCACGAACGCCAAGCTCGCGAGCGCGGCGCGGCGCAACCCGTCGAGCTTCGTGAACGCGGTCATGCAGGCCAGCAAGATCGGCCTGGAGCCCGGCGTCGACGCGCACCTCGTGCCCTACGAGAACAAGAAGCAGGGCACGGTCGAGGTGCAGATGATCCCCGACTATCGGGGCCTGCTGAAGCTCGCGCGCAACTCCGGCGAGGTGTCGAGCGTGTCGGTGCAGATCGTCTACGAGCACGACGCCTTCGACCTGTCCCTCGGGCTCGACGAGAAGCTCGTCCATAAGCCGCGGCTCGACGGCCCTCGCGGAGAGCCGATCCTCGTCTACGGCGTGGCCCGGTTCAAGGACGGCAGCCATCACGTCGAGTGGATGTCGCGCGCCGACGTGGAGAAGATCCGCGACGGGTCCTCCGGCTACAAGACGGCCCAGCGGTACAACCGCGCGGACACGCCGTGGATCGAGAACTGGGACGAGATGTGGCGCAAGACGCTGGTGCGCAGGATCGCGAAGTACCTGCCGCGCTCCATTGAGATCCAGAACGCCGAGAAGTTGATCGACGCTGCCGACAAGGGGGCGCCCGCGCACTTCGACGGCGAGTTCGTGGTCGTCGAGGACGATGGCGGGGCCGGTGGTGAGGAGACGGGCGGGCAGGTCGAGGACAAGACCAAGCCCACCGACGACCCCGACACGAAGCAGGACGCCGACCTGAAGGCCGGCATCGAGCGCAGTGGTGACGACGCGCCGGCCGGGCCGAGCCTGCAGGACGCGCTGGCGCTGGTGGCGAAGGGCGACGACGCGGGGGCGCAGGATCTCGCGGGCCAGCTCGGGCCGGCGGCGAAGGCGGCCGTCGATGCCGCCATCGAGAAGCGCAACGGGGCGCAGCAGCCGCAGCAGCGAACCGCGCGCAGGCCGGCGCGGGACATCGCGGCCGAGTGACGACCACGGGGCGGCGCGTCTGGTGAACGAGGCATCGGGAGCGGGTAGCGCCCGCACGGTAACCTCGCCGGTTCGATTCCGGCCGCCGCCCCACCACCTACAGAAGCCAAGATATGGCCACATGGAAAGAGCTGTTAGAGGAAGCAATGCTGGAACGCGGCGAAACATTTTCCGACATTGAGTCGATCACGCTTACCGAGGACGAACTGGCAAAAGAGTTCGACAACGGGTATGGAGCCTCTGAAGGCAAGCCGTTTACAGCGTGGACTGCCAAGTCGGTTTATTTCCCGGTCGTGTACGACGGCGCAGAATGGGTAAGCGGGGTGTCACGCAACCCTGACGGGAAGCCTACATCACACGTTGGCGGGTAAGGTGCCAACAGAATCGGGGCGGATGGTGTGACCGTCGCTGAATGCGATGCACTGCTCGATCATGCCCGCGCACTTGAGCGCGCCCTCACCGCCTCCGCGCCGCCCGGGAGCGGGCCGAGGCAAGGAATGAACGGCCGTCGCGGATTCGCTACGCATCGACGCCGCCCCACCCAACCGCCCGAGAGGGCAAACACGGAGAGAAGCATGCGTGAACTTACCGAGCATAAGGTCAACCCCGCAAACGATCGCCTGCGCATCGTCGTTGCCGACGATCCCGGCGCGGGCGGAGCGCACCACCGCTACGACATTCGCGGCTACGACGAGAGCGCCAACCCTTCGACGCCGGAGCACGACGAAATCATCCCTGGCGTCACGATCCTCTTCCAGAACGGCACGATCCCGGAAGCCGGAGTCAACGGCGTGACGCACGAGGCGCTGCTGGCCATCGTCGCGGACCGGCTGCGCAGCTTCCAGGCCGGCCCGTTCTCGTGCAAAGAGAACGCCTGCGCGCTGACCCACATCGAAGAGGCGCTGCACTGGCTGCACTCGCGCACGCTCAAGCGCATGCAGCGCGGCGTCGAGGGAACGCACAAGACGTAACGACCACGGGGCGGCGCGTCTGCCGCCCCACCCACACCCAAGGAACCCCATGAAAGTCCTGTTCTACGACACCGAGACGACCGGTCTGCCGGACTGGAACAAGCCGTCCGAGGACCCCTGCCAGCCGCGCGTGGTGCAGCTCTGCGCCGAGCTTTACGACGACACGGAGAACCGCGTGCTCCACGCGCTCAACTTTATCATCCAGGCGGACGGCTGGACGGTTCCCGACGAAGCGGCGGCCGTCCACGGCATCACGACCGAGATCGCGCTCTCGCACGGCGTGCCGATGCGGGCGGTGCTGCCGCTCTTCGTCTCGCTGTGGAAGCAGAGCGACATCCGCTGCGCGCACAACGAGTCGTTCGACATGCGCATGCTGCGGATCGAGTTCATGCGCGATCCCGGGTTTGACGCCGAATACGCGGACCGGTGGAAGGCCGGCAAGGCGTTCTGCACGCAGGCGAAGAGCACCAACGTGCTCAACCTGCCGCCCACGCCCCGCATGCTGGCGGCCGGGCGTAGGCATGCCAAGTCCCCGAACCTCGGCGAGGCGTACGAGTTCTTCACGGGCAGGAAGCTCGTGAACGCGCACGACGCCGCCGTCGACGTGGCCGCCTGCAAGGCCGTGTACCTCGCCCTGAAGGAGCGCGCTGCATGAACATCACCCGCATCCACGCCGAGCACTACCTCGGCATCCGCCACGTCGACCTGACGCTGCGGCACAGAGTCACCCTCATCGCCGGGGCGAACGGCGCCGGCAAGTCGAGCCTCGCCGAGGCACTGCGGCTCGCCCTGTGCGCGGAGTCGGTCCGCGTCGGGCTGAAGAAGGAATACCCCGCCCTCGTGCACAAGGGCGCCAAGTCGGCCAGCGTCACCGTCGAGCGCGACGGCTGCGAGCCGGTCGTGGTGTCGATCACGGCGGCCGGGACCGTGAAGCACGACGACAAGGTCTGGCAGGACGGCGACCCGGCCATGCCCTTCGTGCTCGACGCCGGGCGCTTCGCCCGCTGCGACCGCGACGCCCGCAGCAACCTGCTCTTCGACGTGATGGACGTCGCCACGGACGCCAAGGCCATCGAGCGTCGCCTGCTCGCTCGGGACTGCGCTCCGGTGCTGGTGACGCAGTTCGCCCCGATCCTGCGCGCTGGCTTCGAGCATGCCCACAAGGAAGCGACCAAGCGCGTCTCCGAGGCCCGCGGCGCGTGGAAGGCCGTCACCGGTGAGACCTACGGCGAGGTCAAGGCGAAGACGTGGAAGGCGGATCCTGGCGACTGGTCTGCCGAGGAAGCCGCGCAACTGCAGGCGCTCGACGCCACGATCGAGCGGCTGCGCGCCGATCACGCGGAGGCGCAGCGCCGACTCGGTGCCGCGCAGAGCGACGACCGGCGGGCCTCCGAGTATCGGAAGAAGCTCGCCGCCCTGCGCACGCACGCCGCGGAGTTCGCCGCCCATCAAGCGGCCGTGCACCGCGCCGAGGAGCAGCTCACGAAGGTGCGGGCATCGCTCGCCAGCGCGCGCGAGGCCGCCGGCATGGCGCCGCCGGCGAAGCCGAAGACGTGCGCCTGCCCGGCGTGCGGCGTCGAGCTGGTCCAGCAGGCGGACGGATCGCTCGTCGAGTACGCGGCGCCCGCACCGGTGCCGCACGACCCGGAGGCGCTCGCGACCATCCCGAGGCTGCAGGCCGAGATGTCGGACGCGGCGCGCATGCTTGCCCAGCACGTCGAGCGGCGCAACGCGGCGGAGCGGGCCGCGCAGGACGTGCGCGCGATGGAGGACAACATCCCCGCGGAGCCCGCGCAGCACCCCGACATCGTCGCGGCGAGCGTCGCGTCGATCGAGCGTGACCTCGATACGAAGGTCGAGCTGCAGCGCAAGCTGCGCGCCGCCTACGAGCGCTTCGACGCAGCGGACCGGAAGACCAAGGACGCCCGCCGGCATCACGCCGACGTGTGCGCATGGGGGAAGATCGCCGAGGCCCTTGCCCAGGACGGCATCCCCGGCGAGCTGCTGGCCGAAGCGCTGGGGCCGATCAACGAGCGGCTCGCCCAGTCGGCCGCGGATGCCGGCTGGAAGCCGGTGCGCATCGGCGAGGACATGGCCATCACCGCGGACGGGCGCGAGTACCGCCTGCTGTCGGAGTCCGAGCGCTGGCGGGCGGACGCCATGATCTGCGAGGCGATCGCGCACCTGTCCGAGCTTCGCATCATGGTGCTCGACCGGTTCGACGTGCTCGACCTGCGCGGACGCAGCGAGGCGCTCGGCTGGCTGGACGTGCTCGCCGACACGGGCGAGATCGACTCGGCCATCGTGCTTGGCACGCTCAAGGCCCTGCCGCCGTCCCTGCCCGAGACCATCGGCGCGCACTGGATCGAGAAGGGCGTGATCGAGGCGCAGGAAGAAGCGCAGGCAGCGTGAGCGCCATCCCCGACCTGTGGCCCTTCCGGCCGCAGGACATCACCACCGAAAGGAGTCACCGCACTATGTGGAGTCTCGCGAAAAAGCAGGCGCAGTTGCTGCACATGAACACCCGCACCGAGAAGGCCGGCGACGAGGACAGGCTCGCGTGCGACCTGAAGATCGGCATCACGGTCCCGAACACCTTCCTCGACGAGCTGTGCCTGGGCCTGCGCGCGGCGCTTTACGAGCGCCCGACGGACAAAGACCTGCTCGATCCGGACGACCACCGGCCGGTGCTGTCCTTCCCCCAGCTCGCCCCCATCGAGTGGGACCGCGACTGGACGGGCGTGCGGGTCACGTTGCACTACGGCGTGCGGGACGACGGCGACGTCGTGCTCGACGGGGCGACGATCAACAAGCTCGCCCTGACGCTGAAGGACGGCGGGAGCGTCGAGGCTCGCTTCAGGGTCCAGTGGCACCCCGACGTCGACGAGCACCCCGAGTACATGGGCAAGCTCGCCGCGATGCTGGAGAACCGGCAGATCAGCATCACGGTCGAGCAGATCGAGCGCGAGGGCGAGGGCGAGGGTGCGGACGAGGGCGTGATCGACGGGACGACCGGCCCGAGAACGTCGAGCAATCCGGCGATGGACGACGCGGACGCGCAGTCCGGTGATGCCACGCTGACGCCGCCGGAGCCGACGAAGCGGCGGCGCGCGCGGGCGACGATTGGGGCGGACGCATGAGCACGGTCCAACGCCCCGGCATCCTGGGGGTGGCGGCACTCGCCGCCCTGCTCGGCGGACTGCACGTCGGCAGGGCGGCGCCGAAGATGCCGCCCAGGCGCAACCGTGCCGAGCGTCGCCGCGGTCGTCGTGCTCGCGGTGCATCCGGCTGCGGGAACCCGGCCGGCACGAAGATCCTGCGGCAGATGGAAGCCGGTGCCTGCACGCTGCGCGGGCGGGTAACGAATGGGGAGTGGGGGCCGGATCGATGAACAACTACGTCACTCTCGTGGGCGCCGAAGAGGTGGGCACGGCGGGGAGATCGATGCGGTCCGCGGCCGACGAGATGCGGGCGGCAGCGAACCAGATCGAGGACAGCCTGAGCAGGCATCGGGCGTTCCTCGACGACTGGCTCACCCGCTTCGACGCCCTGCTCTCGGACAGGATCAGCGACATGGGGCAGACGCTGCGATGAGCCTCGCCACACTGGAGCACCTCATCGCAGAGGCGCGCGGGCTCGCCAGCGATCACCCGTGCGCGCGTGCGCACCTGTGGGAGCCGGAGGGCGGGCGAGCCTGCCCACAATGCGACGGATCGCAGACCGTGTACCGCTGCGCACGCTGCGGCGAGTACGACTACGGCAACCGGGGCGGGCCGGCGTGGCGCGAATGCCGGCGGGGTCACTGCGCGAAGGATGGATCGTGAGCGACCGCCGGCGCTTCACCCCCAGCGAGGACGCCCGCATCCGCGAGCTGGTGCACCTTGGCATCGCGACCGATGCGGAGATCGCGCAGGCTCTCGGCCGATCGCCGCGCGCTGTGACCCGGCGCCGGCAGGCACTCGGCCTGATGAAGCTGCCAGACGAGACGCTCGCCAAGCGGAGGGCGACGCTGGCCGACGTCGCGGACCCGCCGCCGCAGCCTGGCGTGACCATTCATCGCTGTAGGTAGAGACCAGGGGCAGCGCGGCGTGGACGCTACCGCGCCGCGACCCGGACGGAGGGGACGAAATGAAAGAGCAACCGATTCTGTTCTCCGCGCCGATGGTGCGGGCGATCCTTGATGGGCGGAAGACGCAGACGCGGCGAATCGTGAAGGGCGACATCACGACCATCGGCTCCATGGACTACCTCAATGGGCAACCGCTCGAAGGCTGCAGCGCGACGCTTGGTCAGTGCCCCTTCGGCGTCCCCGGCGATCGTCTGTGGGTGCGGGAGACGTGGCGACAAGGTAATACGCGAGTTCTGTACCGCACCGATGACGTGTGTCCGAGTCAAGTACGCTGGCGCCCTTCCATCCACATGCCCCGCTGGGCCTCCCGCATCACGCTGGAGATCACCGACGTGCGTGTGCAGCGGTTGCAGGAGATCAGCGACGAGGATGCGTTAGCCGAGGGGCTGCGTAGCGACGGAAGCCTCGGCGCGCAATGCAGCGTGGAGTTGACGGGGCATCGTACGCACCATGACTCTCCGAAAGAGTGCTTCCGATTGCTGTGGGAATCCATCCACGGCCCCGGCTCGTGGGATGTGAATCATTTTGTTTGGGTGATTGTTTTTCGTCGCATTGGGTTATAGTTATGCTATGGACCCAAAAAAACCAAGCATTATCGACGGCGCTCCGCATTGGCGTTGCCCAAAGTGCGAGCAATGGCTACCGGCATCGAGCTATTACAAGGACCGGCGCACGCCAAACGGCCTCAAGGCGCAATGCAAGTCGTGCCACATGGAGGCGTCTGTTCGAACTCGCGACAAAGAGAGGCATAGAACGAATCGCCGAGAATCTGCGCGGCGCAGTTATGAACGAGATCCGGAGAAGTTTCGGGCTCAGTGGCGAAGCCGGCCGCGCAAGATTGGACCGAAAGCGGATGCACGACAAATCGTACATCTGGCGCTACGCATTGGCGCCCTGGTACGCCCTGAACTTTGTGAGGCATGCGGCGAACGCAAGCGCCTTACTGCCCATCACGATGACTACAAGAAGCCCATCGACGTTCGATGGCTCTGCTATCTCTGCCACGCGCAGTTGCACCGTTAGCCGCTCGACGTGGGTGTGGGCGTTGACGTTCAGGAGGGTGGCATGACCCCCACCGAGATGCGCCGCGCGGCGGAGTACCTGACGGAACAGGCGCGAATGTATCGCGCAGCTAGGGCGCCCGTCGCGGCGACAGAACGATCGATCCTCGCCGCCAAGCTGCGCGCGATGGCGGAGGCGGTGGAGGCTGACGAGGCGCGCCCGCTCCCGGAGCCGCCGAAGGACGAGAAGTAATGCCGATCCGCCCTGAGAATCGCACTAGATACCCGAAGGACTGGCCGGCGATCTCGGCCAGCATCCGGGCTCGTGCCGGCAACCGATGTGAACAATGCGGGGTTGCTAACGGCGCGCTTGGCGGGCGCACGCCGGATGGAGCGTGGCACCCGGCATGGCCGGTAGGTGAGAAGTTGCTGCACATGGAGTGGCCGAAGCCAGGAACCCGCTGGGCATGCGGGAAAGACTCGAAGCGCCCCATCGAACTGCGCATCATCCGAATCGTGTTGACCGTGGCACACCTCGATCACCAGCCGGAGAACTGCGACCCGTCCAACTTGCGCGCATGGTGCCAACGCTGCCACCTGCACTATGACCGTCATCACCACGCCAAGACGTCATACGCCACGCGCAAGGCCGCTGCACGCACGCCGGATATGTGGGGCGAGTCATGACCCTCACCATCCCCGCCGTCGCCGCATGATCTGCCTCACCGACGACGAGCTCGAGCAGGTCACGGCCCGCTGTCTGCCGTCGGCCATGGATCGATTTCGGCGAGTATTGGACGCCCTTCACCTGCCCGTCACCGCCCACGCCTCGCGGTAGAACTCGGCCCACGTGTGCTCATGCGGCTTTCCCGGCCGCCACGCCCACAGGTACTGCCGCCACCCTTCCTCCGCGTCGTCCGGCCCTGGTAGGCGCTGCGGCACGGTGTACAGCAGGAGCCGGGCGAACACCGCAGCGAGCAGATCGTTGTGCTCGATGACCGCGTACAGGATCGGCACCACAGGCTCGTAGCGCAGCCGCTCCAGCACGGGCAACAGCAGCGGGCGCGTGGCTGGATGTTGAACCACGCCGCGGACCCCGCCGCCCTGCTCGAACTGCCACCAGCCTCTTGCCGGGCCTCCGATCTGGCGCCGGTACTGCAGCCGCGACTCCTGCCGGGCGATGGCGTACAGCATGGCACGGGCTTCCAGGCTGTCCATGGGCAGCGGCAGCATCGACATAGCGGCGTTCAGAACGGCGTGGAAGGGGTAGGGACTCATTCCACACTTCCGTTGACGACCGTGATGGCCTTCTGCACCCACTGATAGGCCACCGTCCCGATCCCGCCGAGGATCGCGACCAAGCCCCAGCCGATCACCTGCGTCTTGATCTTCTCGCGGCGATCCTTCCGGATGACCTCGCGCGCCGCCATCTCTTCGAGCATCGGCACGTACTTCGAGGTCTTCTCGACGACGCAGGCGAGGTCGCGCTTGACGGCTCGACGCGATTCCGTGGCTTCACGATCCGCCCGCTCCATTGCGTCGCGCATCATCGCGACGTTGTTGCTGATCTCGGCCACCGCGTTGTGAATGCCGTCGACGCGGTGTTCGAGCGTGGCGAGGCGAGCGCCGGTGATGGTGATGGGCTGATCGGACATGTTGTTACCCTCAGCGTATGACCGCCTGCAGTCGATAGGTGAAGCCGTAGGCGCAGCCGGCAGGATGTGCAGGGCTCACGGGCGCCACGTCGTACCACATCTCCACGCGGCCATCCCGCACCGGCACGAGGATCGAATCGGGATGCCGCACGCCACCCCCAGGCACGACGCTGACCGCCTGCGAGACGTAGGCGCCGGCTGTGCCGGCCTGCCCCGGGATACGCCACCAGACGACGAGATCGCACTGCGCCGCAGTCGTCCCGTGCGTGACGATGAGGATTCCATGCAGGAGCGCCGCTCGCGTATCCGGCGGGACCCATCGGGACACATCGATCGCGTTCCACTGCCCAGGCCGCAGATTCGGATTCCCGCTCGGGTCCGAGTCGTTCGGCCAAGCGGTATTGGCCCACGCGACCGCCGGATTCGGCCACGGGACCGGCTCGAGCGCGTGCAGGGGCAAGGCGAGGAGCGCGAGCAGTAGCAGCAGCGCACGCATCACTTGCGCAGCCCGTAGAGCCGGAATGTCCCGGACGCGATGTTCCCAGACGAGAACAGGAACCGCAGCCCGGTCATTGCAGCCGCGGCGCCGCCATATGTGCCAGAGCCCCGATAATCGACGATGGCCGCATCCGACCGGATGTATCCGGTCTCCGCTCGAAAGACATGGTAGTCGGTCGTGTCGGTCGGGTGCTCAAAGTACACGACGCCGTGGATCAGTTCCCCGGCCGCAGACCCGACACCCTGCCCGGCTCCAGTGCGCGACAAGGCGATGCGATCATCCGACGCCGAGCCGACATCCGCGCCTGCGCTCGGGCCGGACATGCGCGCGGCGTACTGGTAGTTCGCCGTCTGGTAGGTCGGGCCGGCGCCCGTGCCGATCCGCAGGCCCAGGTAGACGTCATCGGTGGCAGGCTTTACCTTGGTGAAGGTGACCATGTACTGGTCATAGGTCGCATTGATCCCGTCAGCGGTCACGAAATCGACGGTGGCACTCGCCGACGCGGTTTCCTCCGCCAACAGCACCCAACCGCCGCGAGGCGCCCCGCCGTCGATGCGCTGGTACGACGTGCAGCGCACGACCCCGGCCGCATAGCCACGAAATACCGCGACGTCCCCGGCCGTCGTCGTGATGCTGGCCGAACCGGGAAGGACGAGGCTCGCGCCGTGCGTCAGGGTGAGCGCGCCGGTAAAGCGGACCGTGCGCTCCTCGCCCTCCGAGAGGGTAATCGCCGTGATCGACGTCGTGCCGGTCACGTCCACGACATCGCCGGTCGTCGTATCGAGATTGATCGTGCCGGCGCTCGCGACGTCCGCGCCCTTCTTGTGCGTGAGCAGCGTCTGCCGGGCCTCCCGCGCGCTCGCGTCGTCGAGCACGGTCTCCATGAACGACGAGACGACCGGCGTTCCCGTGAGCTGCGCCACGAGATCGACGGTTTCCAGAGCGGTCCCGCCGACGTTCCACCGCAGGTACTCCCCGGCGCCCGGGCTGGGCAGCGCGAGGTCGAGCAGCGTCGTCCCAGCCGCGAGCTGGGGGATCCGCCGCGTGATCTCGCGCAGCTGCTGAATCAGCATGATCGCCGCGTCGAAGTCAGCGTCGACGGTCTGCTCGTCGAACGCGCCGTTGCGCTGGTAGTCCGTCGTGCGCGTGTAGGCGCGCGATCGCTCGATGACCACGGCCGCGCCGTTGGCCGGGGCGGTCAGGAAGGTCACGTTCCCGCCCGAGGACTCGCCGACGCCCGAGATCGTGTAGTGCGTCGTCAGGGTCTTCACGACATCGTCGACGCTCACACGCAGATCGGCCTCGGCGAGGATCGGGAAAGAGTACGGGAAGACGGTGGTCACACCGTTGCCGGTGGCAGTGTTGGGGCCGGGATAGGCAGGTACGGGCATGATGTGCTCCTAGAATTCGACCGCGATGTCGTGGACGCCGCTCGACGGGCGCCATGCCTTCTTGGGTGGCAACGCGAGGACGTTGCCGACAACCTTGCCGATCCGGATGGGAGTCTGCTTGACCGCGCCCGCACCGGAGTCGATGTAGTCGTCCTCCTGCCCTTCGACGCCCGGGATCCAGTCGCGCATCTGGCTGATGAGCTTGCCATTCCACAGGGATGTGTGCGCCCACAGGAAGCGACCGGAGATCGGCGGCTCCAGCGCGTCGAGGATGTATTTCTCCTTGTTACCCTTTCGGTTCACTTCAATCACCCCCACCCCGGTGCCTGCCAGCGCCCGGCGCAACAGCGGCGGGATGAATGTGCCGGGGCCGTTGGTCTCGACGTGCACGTTCTCCAGTTGGAAGCGCAGCGCAATCTCGCGCATCTGGTGGCACTGGCTGTTCTCGGCCTTCCATTCGTCGTAGACGTCGCCCTGCAGCTCCTGCGCGACGTGCCAGTAAAGCTTTCCGCGCTCGTCCGTGAGGATGAGCGAGGCGACCGAGTCGTGCGTGCCTGGCTTGCCGAGGGCCGGGTCCCAGTAGCACACCGCCCCCACGATGCGCACGTTGCCGAGCATCATCCGCACCTCGCCGTTGGCGACGGTGATCACCGGCTCCTTGTCGTACGCGATGAGCCGGTCCGGATCGAGCCGCACCGCATGCAGCGGGCGTGCCCGTAGCTGGTACTGGCTGTCCCAGGCGTTGAGGGTGCGCGACTCCTTGCGGCGGTGCGCAATCTCCGCGCGCGTGAACCGGGCGGGCCAGATGTTGCCGGCATAGATGTCGATCACCCCGCCCGGGGCCCTGTCGAAGACGACGCTGCGTCCCTCGACCGTGTAGTCGAACCCCTCGCGCAGCAGGCTCGCGCCCATGAAGACGTAGAGCCCGTCCGCATCGGCCTGGAAGTTGAACGGGAACGCGCGCTGCGAGAGCGTGGCGGCGTCCTCGTAGCGCACGTGCTTCGAGAAGAGCGGCATGCGCAGCACGTCCGCGCCCTCGGCCTCGAGCTTCTCGTACAGGCTGTCGTGGGTGTGGGGCGTGCCGACGTAGAGCTTGCGCCCGCCGGGGACCAGGATGTGCGTCTGCTCGTCGAGCCGATCGCGCAGCTTCTCGCGCGCATCCGGCGTGCGAATGTTCTTCGGGACCTCGACGTCGTCGTTGATCGCCTCTGTCGCGCGACTGGACGTCACGTTGCTCATGATCCCGTGCGCCGCTACCGATGGGTCGCGGACCTCCTCGTTGCCCAGCACGGAGAACCGCTCTGTCGCCCAGTCTTCCGGGTTGATCATGTTCTCGTCGCGCAACCACGGATGCCGGCGGATGACGTCCTTCGCATGCCGGGCGACCTTCCGGGCGAGCTTGTCGTCCGCGCCCTGCACGAGGGCGTGGTAGTTGCGATCCCCCCACAGGCGCCACGCGATGTAGCAGCCGAGGATATTCGACTTCGATCCCCCGCGCAGGGCCATCAGCACGCCGATGCGGTCGAACGACTCCAGCCATGAGCAGATCTGCACATGGAACGCCGGCACCTTCCATCGCTTGTGCTCTGCCCATTTCAGGAAGAAGGCGACGAAGCTAATGCGGTTTCTGGCCATGCTTTCTCAGCATCGACCGGGCCGCGCGTTCGAGACTGGCTGCCTCTCGGGCGATGGCTGCCCGTGGGTCCAGAGTTGCCCCTTCCGGGGTCGTCGACTCTGCCCGCGGCTTTTCCGCGGGCGGCGGGTGATCCCCGTCCCCACCGGACACCGCGCGCAGCAGCACCTGCACGCCGCGTACGAGTTGCATGCTCGCCGCTGCGCTGCGCTTCGCCTTCTCTTTGGCCTCCGCCTTTGCCGGCCACGAAGCTGGGTCGGCCTCTTCGACAAACACGTCGACGAGGGCCTGCTCGAGCTCGGTCAATCGGGTGATTTGCTCCGGCTTCATGTTTGCCCCTACACTGTGCGGCCCATGCGCAAGATCGGCGAATTCATCGGCGCGAACCTGTTCCTGCTCGCCAGCGGCGCGATCGGGGCCGGCGTGATGTGGATCGGCGGGTGGATCCTGCGCAACACGATGGACGACCCGAACTCGGCCGGGTGGCCGTACGCCATCGTGGCGGCCGTGGCCATCGCGGCGATGTACTTCGGCACGGTCTGGCTGTGGCGGTTCATTGACCGACGCCTGCGGCGAAATGCGGAGCGCGGTCGGGGATGACCTCGCCCGGGGTCCACCACCACTCCTGCCCGAACTCCCGACGCGCCCGACTCTGGATGCGCCCGAGGTAACCCGGGCTCATCATCTCCTGCAGCTGGTGGAACACGAGATGGTCGAGCGCCGCCTTCGCGTACCAGAGGTTGGCGCCCGGGGTGTTGCTTTTCACGAAGCGCACGAGCTCCGCGCCGAAGTTCGTGTCCTTGCCCTGCGCCATCTGCACGAGGTTGCCCTGGGTGAGGCCGATCGCATCCTCGAACAGGCTGAACACCGGCCCCTGCACGGCAGCGAGCGGCCCGCCACCGTGCTGCGTGGATTCCGAGAACAGGAAGTCGCCGTAGATCCCCAGGCTGCCGCCCTTGAGCAGCGCCGCCCCCCAGTTCTTGACCCCGCTCTTGCCGTCGAACGGGTTCATGTTCTTGGGATCGCGCCCGTTGAGCAGCTCGTTGACCTGCATGCTCGCCATCCCGAGCACGGTGGTGGACGCCATGAGCGCGGCGATGTACCCGGCCTTGCCGGCGGTGGTCGGCATCGCCCCGATGGCCCGCTCCCAGTGGCGCATGATCATGGCGATCGGGAACGACTTGAAGAGGAAGAACGAGCGGGTGAGTTCGCCCTTCAGGGTGCCGCGCTGAAGCCCGGCGCCCATGATCGCCCGCTCGCGCGCGCCGGGCTGGATGACGGCCATGTCGACCTCCTCCATCACCGTGCCGAGCAGCTTGGTGATCGCCTCCTCGCGGATCTGCGTGGGGTTCGCGTCTGGGAATGCCGCGGCGATCTGGGCGTCCGGGACGCGCGCGATCGCCTCTGGCGTGAGCATCGTGGTGTTGCGCCCGTCCCAGTCCTCGGTCTTGGCCATGCGCCAGACCTGCCAGTCCTGCTCGGTGATGCCCTTGCTCTTGAGGATGCGCCAGTCGGTCGAGTCGAGCGCCTTGACGCTGTCGACCTCCCGGGTGAGCGCCCCGATGGTGTCCATCATCGTCACGCCGAACGCCCGCCGGCGCGCATCGGTGATCGCGTTCAGTCCCGACAGGCGCATCACGGTGTTCGCGACGCGGCTGCTGGCGGTGTTGCCCAGGTGCTCGTTGCCGAAGCGGTTCAACTCTCCCAGCATGGTGTCGAGCGCGAGGCCGGCGCGGCGCGCCATGCGCAGCTCGCCGCGGTTCGCCGGGTTGAGCGTGGACAGCTGGTTTGCCACGAGCTGCAGTTCCGGCAAGTTGTTCAGGCGTGCCGTGAGGTGCAGCGTCGCCTCGTCCGAGAACGACGTGACGAAGGCCGATCCCAGCCGCGAGGCGATCAGCCAGTTGCGCAGAGTGTCGAAGGCCTGCGCCATGCGCTCGTTGGCGATCGGCTGCGTCCTGCCCGCGACGTAGTCGTAGAGGTTGTCGAGCTTCGTGGCCTGCTCCTCGAACTTGCCCGCCTTCTTCGGGTCTGCCATCGACTCGGCCTGCAGCATGGTGTCTCGCATGAAACGGTACATGTGATTCGGGTTCGGCCCGAGCGTCTCGACCATCGCGATGTCCTTCGCGATCCCGCCCACGTGCCCGACCATGACCGAGTAGAGGTCGCGCTCGCCGAACTTGGACTGGTAGGCGAGGTATTCGTCCGGCCCAGCGAAGTGGATCTGGCGCGACTCGCTGCCGCGGTTGGCCCGGGCGCCAGTGCCGGTCATCTGTCCCGGGGTCATCTTGTTCACGCCGCCGGTGGCGATGGTCGTCCACGCCTGGCCGAGGAAGTCGACGAGCTGCGCGTCGCTCATCGCCGAGCCGTCCTCGTTGAAGTACTTCGCACGGTCGAGTAGCGGCAGGACGTCCCGCACCCAGGCGTCGCGCCCGGCCTTGCTCACCCGCAGCTGCGAGTGGTGCTGCGGGACGGCCCAGCTCTCCAGCTTGCCGATGTCGCCGCCCGCGGCATTGAACCGGCGGCGCAGCGCCTCGGTGCCTTCGAGCCACGCCTTGGCACCCGCCTTGGCGGCCGGCACGCCAGAATCCACCCCGAAAAGCTCCAGCGTGAGCGCGCGCACCCCCTCCGGGTTCTCGAAGAGCCCGAAGAATCTCGGGTCGGTGGCCTCGAAGGTGTCGAGCATCTGCCGGATGGCGTTCTTCTTGATCGCATCGGCGCGGGTCTCGATGCTCATGAAGTTCGACTGCCCGTCCGAGCGGAAGGCGATCACGCGCTTCAGAGCGTCGAGCCCGCTCATGTTTCCCGTGGAACGCTGTTCGGCGAGGTAGTTGCCGATGCGGTCGTGCGCCATGATGGTGAGCGCGGTCCGGGCCTTCTTCTTCTCGGCCTCGTGCACGAGCTCTTGGGCGGCGCGTGCGGCGCCCTGCTGCAGGCGCTCCTGCACCGAGAGCCCGCGGAAGGCCTGCGGATCCTCGGCCGCGATCGCGCGCATGCCGCGGCGCAGCCGGTTCTCGATGTCCTTCAGCTCGGCCTGGTTCAGCGACCGGCCGATGGCCTGCGTGACCGCCTGGATGCACTCGGATCTCATGAGCCGAACCTCAGAAGGCAGTTGACCGCGGCGTCGAACGCCTTGGATTCCGTGCGGGCCGTGGTGACCGCGTCGTCGGCCCGGGCCATGAGGTCCGCCGCGGTGGTGATGTTGCCGTCGTCGTCGACCACCCGAAGCTCTGGCAGTTCGGCCAGCGTCTGGCGCGCTGCGGCGACCTCTGGCGACTCGGCCTTCGCAGGGGCGGCGGTGGGCTCGGCAGGGCGAGCGGCGGGCGCCTGGGCAGCGTCAGCGGGGCGGGTGGGGACTGCGGCAGCCTCGTCCACCGGCGTGCGCGCTGCCTCGTCCGCAGCGGCTTTGTAGGGGGCGAGGGCCTCGTCGAACGCGCTGCCGACCTGACCACGTGGGCGCGGCTCGAAGTCCGCGTCCTTCACCAGCCCGGCAACATCGACCGGCCGGCCCGCGAGCAGGTCGTCGGCGGCCTTGAGGGCAGCCTGCACATGCAGATCCCGCGACACCGGATCGCGCGGCACCCCGGGGGCGCTGTCGATCTCCAGGTGGGTGCGTGCCTTGACCGTCAGGGCGGCGTCGACGTCCGATGGCTTTACGCGCTCCGCGAGCGACTGGATCACCCGTCCGGCACCGGCGAACGCCACCCCGAGGATCACGTCCGCCGCGATCGCCTCGGCATCCAGCGCCCGGTACTGCTGGGCCATCTCCTTGTACCCGGCCTGCTCGAGCAGCGCTCCGGACGCGCCCCGGGCGGCGAGGTTGGGCACGGCGTTGGCCGCCGCGGCGTAGAGCAGGTCCGAGCCGGTCTTGAGCCCGAGCGACATCGGCAGGGCGACGCCGACGCCGGTGGCAAGCCCCTGGATCGCTCCGAAGAGGTTGGCGGTGTTGCGGTCGACGCCCTTGGTCTGCGCGACAACCGACTCCGTGTAGCCCTGCAGAATGGCCGTTCCTACCGGCCCCGTCGCCAGAGTCTGCGCGATGACGGTGCCGAACTGCGACACGATCTGACCGGCAAGGCCCATGGTCTCGCGATCGGCGCGCACCGAGGCAGTGAACTCCCGGGTCTTGGTGCGCTCGTTTTCCAGGAATCCGGCCACGTCCGTGCCGAGGATGCTGTCGACCGACTTGGCCGGCCTCATGAGAATCGGCGTGGCGGCGTCGCCCAGCAGTTGCGCGGCCTGCCCGATGATCTCGTTGGCGGCCTGCACGGGCGCCCGATAGGCGCGGGTGAAGATGCCCGGCGTCAGATCCGCGCCGGTGAGCGGGTTGGTCTGCGCGCTGCGGAGCTGGTCGGCCTGCGCCTGGGGATTGAAGTCGAACATCAGCGCGGCACCTGGTCCACGATCCGCCGGCCCTGCGCATCCACGAACCCGGTGGGCTGCATCGCCTGGTCGAGCAGGTTGAGGCGCACCGGCGTGCCCTTCTTGTCGAGCAGGTAGCCGGTGCCCGAGCGCACGAGGTATTGCCCGTCGCCCGCGGCTTCGAAGCCCATGCGGGAGAGCTGCTGCTGCGGGAACCCGATCGCGCCCGCCTCGCGCAGATCGGTCAGGCGCTTGTACGCCGCATCCCGGAAGGTGCTCTCGTCCATGCCCCAGGGCAGCACGGTCTTCACCCCGCCCACGTCGGCGACGCCGCCCGTCGCGAGCCGGATGGCGCGCTTCAGCCGCGTCGAGTCGAGCTGCCCCGAGTAGTCCTTGTCCTCCTCGGCCGACAGCGCGGCGTACATCGCCTTGGTCGCCTGCAGGCCCACCTGGTAGGCATCCGCACGGCCGCCGAACGCCGCGCCCATCTCGCCGGCGAAGGCCTCCCGCAAGTCCTTGTCGGGCGGCATCGGGAATGGCTGCCGCCTGCCGTCTTCCTTCTGCTCCGCGCGGGTCGGGTTGAGCAACCCTTCGCCTTTCAGCAACAGTTCGGCGGCGCGCGCGGCCTGCGTCTCGACGTTGGGCGTGAACACGTTGCGCTGCACCTGCGGCCGCCTGCCCATGATCGCGCCCGCCCAGGCCGTCACGGGGCTGTCGGGGGCGATCTGCTGCATGGTGGCCTGGTAAGCCTGCGGGTCTGGGATCGCGGCCTTCAGGGCGCCGAGCATCTGCACGCGATCCTCGGTGCGGCCGGTGCGCATGATCTCGGTGAGCTGCTTGGCCTCCTCCTTCGTCAGCACCTTGACCGGCGCACCGTACTGCCCGGCCATGCCGCGAGCGATATCCGCCCGGGCGGCGAGCTGGTCCTTCAGCGTTCCGACCTCCTGCCAGTTGATCGGCTGCACGGTGGCGAGCCCCTGCCGGCCGGCAAAGCTGATCGGGTCGTCCTTCACCGCCTCGTCGAGGTTCTTGTGCAGCGCACGCATGCGATCGAGCATCTGCACGTTCTCGGGCGTGGGGTTCTGGCGCACCCGTGCCGTGGTCTCGGTGATGGCCTGCTCTCGCTGCAGCGGCGGCGCGGTCATGAACCCGCCGATGAACGCCGAAAACTGCGCCTGCTGGCGAACAACCGCTTCGTACGGCGTGCCCTTGGCGGCCTGCGTGAGGGCCGCGAACTGCTGCACGCTCGGCTGGTAGCCGCTCATGATGAGCCGGTCGGAGGCGTCGATCTGCGCCTGGATCGTGCGCAGCCTGGACTCTTCCGCCCGCGCCGCCCGCGCGGCGATCGTCTCGCGCATGCCGGCGATGCGCCCGGTCAGAAGCGACTTGCGGTCCGGGTCGAGCGTCTCGTTGCTGGCGATCTGCTGCTCGAGCTTGGCGAGCGCACCGCCGTCGTTCCTGGCCGCCACCAGGCGCGAGGTGAAGTGCGACGCCCATGCGTTCTCGGCGAACTTCTGCTTCTCGGCCCCGACCTTGTCGGCGCCCATGATCCCCGGGCCCTCGGCGTCGAGCAGCATGTGCGCCTGCCGGATGGCGCCCGCGGGGTCTGACAGCGCGAGCCGCTGGTAGCCTTCGAGCGCGCCCTGCACGCTGGCGACCCGCTCCTGCTTCTGGTCGAGCGCCACGGCCGAGCGCAGCCGTGCGCGTGCGCTGCGTTCCGCGGTGATGAAGTGCGCGCCGACCGAGGCCTTCTGCTCGTCGTCGAGCCCCTCCAGCCGCTTCGCCTTGAGATCGGCGAGGCGCTTCTCGAACTCGCCCTGCAGGTCGTCGCGCTTGATCCGCTTCTCGGCGAGCGCCGTGCCCAGCTCGGCCGCCGTCTCGTCGAGATCGGCTTGGAAGGTCGCGTACGCCTCCACGCCCTTCGCGCGGCGCATCTCGGCATCCTTGCGGCGCTGCTCGGCGAGCGCCTCGCGCTCGGCCTGCCGTTCTTCGGAGATGGCGACCTGCATTGCCTGCCTGGCTGTGGCGATCTGGCTCTGCGCCTGGCTGTGGGCGGCCTGTCGCTCGTCG